AAAAAAATCTATCGGTTTACCTTCTAGTAGTTTAATTATAAAGTATAAAGAATACATACCACATTCTGTAGTTAAATATTGATGTCTTCTACTTGTTTGCTCAAATGTATATTTTTCTCCTAAATTTCGTGCCTGTTTACGAACTGTTCTAACAAATTTCATTAAGCGCCTTGGTATTTTATCTCCGTAACTATCAAAATAGTAAATAGCTTTTTTTCTAATATCAATAAACATTGCCACCCAATGCGACCCTTCTTTATAATGCGGATCTAAATTGAAGATTAAACCTATTTTAGTGGTGCCTTTGCTCTTATAGTCTAATAGAGAAAATTTACATATTTCTTCCCATACACATTCATTATGTAATTTCCGTACATCATAATCAACTGGCGAAGGTCCTAAAAAAATAAAATGACTGTGTTTTTTTTCATATTGTTTCATTAATTGTTCTATTTCAATAGAAGTAAGCCACGTATTAGGTTTCTTTTTCCACTCTTTTGGTTGATGTGGGGCGAAATTTTGCATAAAGAATCCTGACGGCAAATCATTTTTAATACATTGATGTCTTAACCAACAAGATTCTTTATGGCATGTTTTCTGCATATTATTTTTCAAATGTTGCCATATTTCCTTGGGGTCGTTGCTATAGATTTTTACATCAGGGTGCCTAGCATTCCAAGTAGTTTTTAATTTATGCAATGCTGATTTACTGTAGCAAGTAAAATCTAATTCATCGTGGTTAGTTTTGGGAGAACACTTATCGGATTTAAATTTTATTTTTCTTGTTTTTTTATGATGTTTATGTTTATGATGTTTATGTTTATGATGTTTACGCGTATTTGAACCACCTATCATCTTAAATATCATTGATATTTTTCTTTTTCAAACCTTTTTCACGAAATCTTGGATCTTTCAAATTAAAATTTCTATTTTTTGGTATAATAGGAGGCTTAGTTATCCTTGTGCTTTTAATTTTAATATTATCAGTAATCTTTGGCCGATACGGCTTCTTTTTTCTTAACATCATACTATTACTTGTTTTCATATTAAATGTATTCTTTTTATTAATTGGGGGTTTAATATCTTTGTAGTCATTTTGAATTAATTCCATCTTATCCGTAAACTTAAAATGGTCAATACAAATTTGAGCATAATTCATAAAAGCTTTATTAACTTTTGTATTAATTTTCTCTCCACGTAACATATCTTTTGTTAATTGAAATATACGTTTTTTATAAAAATCCAAATCATTGCGAGGGATTTGTTGTAAATCTTTTTTCTGCATAAGTTTTGTCAGTTTGTCGGGATTAGTTAAATACTGCAAATCAATTAAATTTAATGAGATATCCATGGTTTATAATTACATAACAAATATAATTTTATGTAATTACTTAATTCGTTTTTAAATTTTTAATCTGTACTCTAGTGTTATTATTAAATGTATCTTTGCCTAAATTACACATATTAGGATTAAATGGAGAGAATTGTTCTTGTTTAAATAATAATTGATTCGTCATTTTCGTTGTTTCAATTGGTGGTGTCAAATAAGTTGTATTATATAAATCGCTTTTAGAACTAGGAATAAATTTGGCTTGAGGACAAGATTGTAGTGGAAAAACAATATTCATTAATTTTGACTCGGTATCAATTTTTGACTGAAAACCATTAAATGGTAAGGATTGACTACTACCTGCAAACATATGTCTTGTATTATAGATAGGTCTTCGCTCACAAGGCACGTTTGTTGGAAGACGACAGTCCAATATGGGAAATACAACAAATTTAGTATCTACAGGACGTGGATCATAATTCATTTGAAGGGGGACACCAGGTACATTTCTTCTATACATTCTATTACTTAATTGGGTTGTTCTATTTTGTTGGCAATAATAAGCTCCTTTAACAGTATTTTCCATTATAATATCACTATAGAATAATTATTTCAAATTACCTAAAGATATCTATTAAAGTATTTGTAATATGTGCGGAATCTTTGCAGTGTTGTCTAGTGATATCGATAAAGATGAAACCCAAACAAAAAATTTTCACAAGGGTCAAAATAGAGGACCAGAAAATTCAGTATGTAAAAAAATAAGTGAAAATATTTTGTTTGGATTTCATCGTTTAGCTATTAATGGATACAGCAATCCGAATTCGGAACAGCCAATTTGTATTGAAAATTGTGTTCTTATCTGCAATGGTGAAATTTACAATTGGAAAGAGTTACATAGTATATTAGGTATTCCTGCTAAAACAGGTTCAGATTGTGAAATTATTATTCATTTGTATAAACAATTTGGTATAGAATATACTTTAAATAAATTAGATGGTGTATTTGCATTTGTATTGTATGATAAGGAAAAAGAGCATGTTTTTATAGCTCGCGATCCCTTTGGAGTAAGACCATTATTTATTTCGTTTAATAAGGCCTATACTGATCATTATTTTTATGTATTGTCCTCGGAACTTAAAATGATAATTCACATGATAAATGATACTACATATGCAGCTAAACAATTTCAACCTGGATCATATGCTAAAATAAATTTAAAACAAGGAGGAAAAATGATACAACAACAATACTATAATAATGTTAGTACGGAAGACGGAATTTGGATGCAAGGTAAGAATAGATATATTCTTTCGATTAGAGATAATTTAATAGCTGCAGTAAAAAAGAGAATTGATAATACAGATAGAGAAATAGCTTGTTTGCTTTCTGGAGGCTTAGATAGTAGTTTAATTACTGCATTAGTTGCAAAGTTTCACGGCACTAAAAATTTACATACTTGGAGTATAGGCATGAAGGGTTCGGAAGATTTAAGATATGCGAAAAAAGTTGCTGATTATCTCGGTACACACCATCATTCAATAGAATTGAGTACAATAGAATTTATTGATGCTATAGAATCTGTAATACAATCAATCGAGAGTTACGATACAACCACTGTAAGAGCTAGTGTTGGCAACTGGTTAATTTCTAAATATATCAAAGAAAACAGTAATGCAAAAGTTATTTTTAATGGCGATGGTAGTGACGAAGTTACAGGTGGTTATATGTATTTTCATTATGCTCCAAATGCTCTAGAGTTTGATAATGAATGTAAACGCTTATTAAAAGATATACATTATTTCGATGTACTCCGTTCTGATAGAAGTATATCATCACACGGATTGGAAGCAAGAACGCCTTTTCTTGATAAGAATTTTGTACAAAGTTATTTATCAATTCCAGCTAAATATAGATTTGAAATTATGAAAGAGACGAAAATAGAGAAGTATTTATTAAGAAAGGCATTTGATGATGAAAATGTGTTAAGGTCGTCATCGTTACCATTATTGCCCAAGGATGTGTTATGGCGTAGAAAAGAGGCATTTAGCGATGGAGTTAGTACACAAAAAGAATCTTGGTTTAAGGTAATACAAAATTACGCAAAAGAAAAATATAAAGATATGAATTTAGATGGTCCGTGTTGTGAAAAATATTTATATCGAGAAATCTTCAACAAATATTATCCAAATTGTAAAAAAGTAATTCCATATATGTGGATGCCGAAATTTGTAAACGCGTTAGATGCATCAGCGAGAACATTAGATATTTATAAATCAAAACATACAAATGTTAAATTGGAGGTTTATTAAGTTGATTCATTTAATCCACTGGCTTTAAATTTCGCCCAACTTATATTATTAACAGGTTTTTTGTGTTTTGGTGCGCGTTTTTTGTCTTCCACATTTAATTTTTTTTCACGTTGTAAAGCACTATCAATATATAATTGTTTGAGAACTTCTCCAATTTTAACAGATGCTTCGTGCTGATCTAAATCGCCGTCTTCTACTTCACGAAGCGTATCAATAAATTTGCGTAAAATATTAAGATTTAATTCGTCTTTCATAATTCTATTAAAAATATTTGTATAATTAGTCCAAAGAAAGTTGCAATGGGAGATAACAATTTTCTCAAATTTTTTTGGTTCGAATGTCATCATGCGATTATACTTTTTTTTCAAATTTACCATTTTCTCCACCTCGTCGCGAATAAGACGACTATGTTTTA